TAATATCCGCCCATCCGGCTGCCTCATCCTGATCCAACTCAAAGATCTGTCGGTGTACCATCACACCGCACTCCATGACGTAGACCTTCCCCGGCTCGGGAACCTCGCCTCGTCTGTTCTGCGGGCCACTAAAGCAAATCGCATTGTACAAGAAATGCTTTCGCGGTCGAAGCTGCTTGGCAGCTTCCATGGCCTTCTCATCCTTGGTTGCGTAAAGATCCTGGCCTTTTGCACAAATAGCGCAATCGAAGCCAAGATCATTGGCCTCAGGGCAAAGACCCTGGAATACATCGTCGCCGTTCTTCACGCGATGCTTGTAGACCTGCTTGAAGAACACTCCCTTCTCATCATACGGAGGGAGAATCCGAAGCTGGGTCGTTCCGGACAATAGATAAAGCATCGGAGCATTACTAAACTCCTGGGCCTCCTTGTCCTGTCTCGCCTTTTCCTCAGCGAGCGCCTGATCATTTCTCTCGAATCCTGCTAGTCCTGGCATTATTACTCCTTTTCCTTTTCATCATGCTTTGCGCTTGTGGCGCGTTGCTTCTTTGTTGTTACTATATTATACCGTCTATCTAAATGATTAAGCGCCTACTTGCTAATGATTTTCTCGTGGAATCGCTTTGAACTTATAAAGACGATTGGCGCGTGTCAACTCTTCACTAGCTACTTGGAAATTGTAAAGTACAGCGTCCAAGTATTTATCTGTTTTACCCTGATCGGGCTTATCTGACATGAAGTCGTCATACGGAATTGGCTGGAAACGCGGCATACGTCCCTTTGTTCGATTGACCAATTCGAATTCAATTGATAGATCTCCATCGCAATCTGGAGTGACTACTGCGTTGATGATCTTGTCGAAAACCTCGTTCAACTCAGACCATAATTCTTTACTCACTGGTGCCCAACTACTACCTCCTTCGGATCTAGATCGAGTTAGTAATTTCTCCAAAGCAGCAACGGCCTCAGACTTCTGCTGCATCTCTTCATCAATTGCAATTTCACGTCCCACTAGTGATTCCCCCTTCGGATCTCTGCGCTCTGACGAAACGCTAGAGCCTCCAGCATCTTAGCTTTTGTGTTGGCTGTTCGCCACCAATGATCAACTTTCAATGCGTCTGCGCGTAGACGATGCAGATTAGCAAGATGCTGCTGATAGGTGGGATCTATAGTCACGAGTTCTTGAAGCTTGCCTTCAGTAGTCTTAGTTCCTGCCTTTTCTGCGCTGGATCTCTCCGCGCCGGCAAGTCGCGCGTGATGAAACTTCAACTCTTCCTTCTTTCGCTCCAACTCAGCGCTGAACTCCGCAGCAAGATCTCCGTATTTAAGAAGGAGTTGCCCCATGCGACAAATCTCCTTATTCAAATTCAACTCGTCAATGGCAAAATCACCATCGGTATCTACTGCGACTGGAGTCGGAACCCACGCCCAATTACCGTCATCTTGCAATTGAAGCTTCTCAATATGAACTGTTTCACTCATTCTCTTTCTCCGCTCGGGCTTCTACCCTTTTCTCTACTTCGTCTAGAAATTCTTGCCACTTTGCTGGATCTGGGTTGTCTAGATCGAATGAAGTTCTATCGCCGACAGGCTTTAAGTGCTTCAAGCTAAATCCTAAGTACCCCTCTAGCTGTTCTATTTGTTCATCTGTCATACCTTCTATCGAAAACATCACAGTGTGAACTCCTTGCGAGAAATAGGAACTTCAACGATTTCAACACCAGCTTCCTCTAGCTCTAAAATAGCCTTGTGTCGGTTCTTATCCCAATTCTCATCGCCTGCAAATTGGTCAAACTCCGGGTTCATGGGGCATACAACAAGGCGTTTAATTCCTGCATTGATGATGTCGTGAGCACAGGCACGACACGGAGCAGACTCCATGTACATCGATGCTCCCTTAACGGAAACACCTACTCTAGCTGCATTGATAATGGCATTAGTCTCAGCGTGAACCACAAGCTCATACTTCTCAGGGCGTTGGTGGCGAACGTCTAGATTGTCTTCCATACCGCGAGGAAACCCGTTGTAACCGGTTGAAATGATTTCCATGTCTTCACCGACAATTACAGCTCCTACGGCCTTACTTCGATCCTTACTCTTGAGAGCGATCAGTCGGCTCAAGCGAATGAAATATTCATCCCAATTCTGGATTCGGCTCTCTAACGACATACTTGTCTCCTTCAAATCTAAATAGACATTCATAACATAGGACGTAATGGATATTGCCGACAAGCAGATACCCAATGACTTCTCCAAATTTGCAATACCAACACTTCACGCGGCCATCTCCGCTTCCGTCCAAGTGTTTCCGACACCCGAATCGAGCTTGAACGTATTGTTTACAAATTCGGCAATCACTCTTGAGCCAATTGTATTGAGGGCCTGAGTGAACCAATCAACAAGATGGTCCGCTACCTCATATGCCAATGAGTCGTGAACCGTGTTAATCAAACAGATATCATCTTCTGAGATGCCGTGATGATCGAGCATTTTGTCCATCTCGATGATCGTTCGATTCGTAATCGAAGCAGCCGCCGACTGAATGAAGAAGTTGATAGCCTCACGTTCAGCCTTTTCACGTTCGTAATCGATATGGTGTGTAAGCTGCCCGCCGAAGTGTCTTTCTCGGCCGAATGCGTTCGTAGCCACGCAGCCCTGCATTCGAACTAGATCGGGCGTATCATCGATGAACGTTCCAACTCCCTTGAATCGTTCTTTCCATCGACGCATTCCAACGTTGAGCATGTCCCAAGTGAACTGCTTCTCTACTCCGTTAGCGTCCTTCCACTTACCTGTTTTAACAAGAGCGAAACCTTCCGATCCATAAGCTAGACCGAAGTTAACTCGTTTACCTACCTCTGTACGATTGAACTTATCGCTCTTCGCCATCTCCTCCGTATAGCCCTTCCAAACGTGCTGTAAGAACTCGTAGGTAGTAATGGCGTGAAGATCTCCCCCTCCTCCGAGGATATACAGCATCTCCGCGTCATTAGCAAGGATGGCTAGAATGCGAAGCTCAACCTGAGAGTAATCGCCGTAGACATACTTGTAGCCCTTAGGAACTACGAACATGTCCCGCATGATCGTGCGACCAGTCTTAATTCGCTCGCTTAGATCCACATACACAGGAGGCTTATCTGCTGGAAAGTCCAACACTCTATGTTCATCGATCTTAGGAATCTGATGGAAGAACGTACAGCTCAACCGGCCAGTAACCGGGCCAGCTTGCACCCATGAATACCGGAGCCTTCCATCTGCGTCCATGTCAGCACGAGCATTCTTCATGTACGTAGATAGCATCTTTCTACGATTTCGGTACTGGAGAATGTTATCTGCTAGACTGACTACCTTTTTGTCGTCGTGCTTCTCGATCAGCTCCAACAGTTTTTTCTTATTGGCGCTGAATCCACTGGCGGACGATTCGTCCTTCAGCTCAATTGAAACACCTAGGTTGTTGAACAGCTCCAACACCTGAGGGTTGGACATGGGATTAAAATCGGGCTTCGAGATGTTTCGCATCTTCACAAGAAGATTCTTTAACTCGGCCTCCCATTCCTTCTCAAGTAGACTCATGACTTGATCGTCCATGAGGCTGCCCTTGTATTCTGCCTTCGCCAACGCACGAATTAGAGGCTCGGATTCAATCGTGTAGAACGCCCAAAGATTAGGGTGATTCTGCTTAAGCCGATCCGTATAGATGCTGGCTAGTCTGTATGTGCCAAGCGCATCTGTCGCACCGTACAGCCAGAGCACCTTATCAGGCACCTTATCGAACGTCTTAAGCAGCTTCTTACCCGAGCCGGTGATCTTACGCCGATCAGCAGAATAATCCCCCCATGCAAGCTCAAGATCGCAACAGAACTCAAGGTTACTCGGAGGATTCTCATCCATAAGATGCTTCTGCACCCATGTATCGATTAGGAATCCTTGAGTGCGGACGCCGTAGTAGAAGCGCAGAACATTGTAATCATACTTGAAGTTGTGAGCACACTTCACAATG